ATGATTTCTTATCTGTGAGATAGAGGAACAATATATGAAGGTTTAGTGGTTGGGATGATGATGGTGATAGCGGGACTGCGCAAACTCATATCCAACCCCGCAACAGGTTCTGAACAGAACTGAAAGGGGTTGGATGGGGTTTCTATCATCTAGTAAGAATATCCTGTGGTTGGTTTAAAGGACGGATGCATTTATTATATGCGGGTAGATCATACTTCTTTTGGAAATATGATTCAAGCTCCTTCACTGTATCCTCATCGGTGGTTGTTGCTATTATTTCCCAAGTGAACTCTGGAAATGTCTTGGTATCTTTTGTGTTGCTTCTCATGAAATCGTGAATTGGTCTTGACCACTGGTTTGCTTTTCTTGCTTTGGTCTTGTGGCAAACCCACCTGTGCCGTCCTACCGAAGTTGATCCAACATATACAACTTCACCATTGAAGGATATCGAATATACGCTAAACTCTGACTTTTTCTCTGTGCTCATTTTCTAACTCTCTTTCTGGAACTCTGTTCCTGTTATTATTTATACACATGAAGATTTTGACTTCCTTCATGTTTTTCCAAGATTCTACCAAGTTTATCAGTTTCTCTGTTTTGAAGCAACTTATCTATTAGGTAGGTTTTTGGAAAGATAAAACCCCCTAACTTCACGGGGGATTATCCAAGGGTAAGAAAATGGCATCTAGCAGAAAGTAGGTTTATTAGGTTTGTTGTCCTTCTCGCTCATGCTCGCTCTCGCTTCGTCTTCGCCTCCGCTCGCTCGCATTCGCTACAGGATCATTAGTATGTATGCTTTCTAGAAGGTCATCTTCAAGTGGGTCAAAATCGTAGGGTCCAGATAATCCATCGATGGTGTCCATTCATATAAATCCTTGGGGAATATAAACTTACATGATTCCAGATCTGTTGAGCATTGAGGCAATATCCCCATACCAGTCAGTTCAAATAAAAGAACTAACTGTATGGAGATTGCTATGATTCCGAGTCTATGTCTCGCACATCAGCAATTGCAGACTTTGAGTGTTTCCACACATCATCCCTTCTTCTGCTATGAGGTATTTCTACCCCCAAGTCCGTGGTTAATCCGTAGACTTGATTTTAAACTACCCACTGCCCCTCTTTGCTGTGCTCTCGCCTCGGCATATCCTTTGGGGATTGGATTAGATGTTGTTGCTGTCGATTCTGTCTTATTCTAGTGCNNAGTGCTTTATCGACCATACTCTATATGTATACACGAGATTATTTTGACTTCCTTCTGAAAGGTAGGATTTTGTTCAAATTTTCCTGTCTTTTTCTGCACCCGCATTCTTTTCCAGTCATTTTTTCAACTTTGGAGACTATTTTATCAACTCCAGACAGCTTTGTCAATGTGGCAATTATATCTCCAACCCCACTTATTTTTGAATTTGGGAAGGAATTTTGATCATTTTGCCAAGATTTATGGAACGGTGATGCCAATGGTAAGTGATCCTTCGTCTGTGTATTTTCTCGTCCCCTGACCGCTGAAATTGGGGGCAAAGCAATTGCAATCTTTTGTAACACTTCCACCAGGGAATTGAGTCCAGCAGGAGTGTGTGTCTAAACACGCCGTAAAAGGACAGGTTTCAACATACCAATCGGAATTGCAATAAAAGGTTGCAGGATATGGTCCAGTTTCATTGCTTAAATCGCATTCGAATGGAGTATTATATGCTCCAGTGCAAATTCCTGCGGATGGAAGTAGTGGATTATTTGTCGTAAATGGAGTGTAGAAACTCTTGCAGCTGAATGTCTTTTGATTCAAACACCCATTGAGTCCCCACACATTCCATAGAACTGAAGTATACAATCCCATGTTATCTGGGGTATATCCGTTTCCAGATCCATTTGAATATTCGCATTCCTGATGAAATGCCTGATTCTCATCGTGATGGAAATCCCACTCTATATGAATACGATTGCGCTGATTGATCCAGTCATTTGGATCGATATTGCAAGGATCGTGGCAGTCGATGTAGAATTCATATCCACTAAAAACATCAGTTCCATCTCTTGTTACTGTTTCACACAGAAATAGCTGCTTGCAGTCTGGACACTGATCAAATGGTGGGGATAGATTGGGTGCGTAAAAAGAACCAGTTGCATAATTGTAGGATGTGTATTCAAAATGATAATGCCAAGTTCCATTTCCCGAACCACCCATCGGGATCATTCTATCCAAATTGATTGGATCAATTATCATCTTGACATCTGTAAATGTCAATCTTTCCTTTTGTTCATTCTTGATATTTCCACCATCATCAATAGTTCTATTGATTCTCTCTACAGTTAAATTGAGTGTGATTTGTTCTGGAAGACAATCCACCCATTCAGCACAAGTAATGCTTCCGCACCAAGATCCACAACACCAGAATGGAAATGTCATGGTTCTTCCTTTACGAAGCTAGGTGGAACAAGATACCAACCTTCAGGTATGGTGATCTTATTCTCACTTAATACCCATTCGCCATTTTCAAATGTATAGACCACAATGTTATTCTTTGGACCCACTCTCATTGGACTGTCCTCGGGAACGAATACCGTCCTTGATGCCACGCATCCAATCAGAAATGCGCTTGCCAGCACGATGAAGAACAGGGATATTTGCTGTAGCATCATGTGCCTTGCTTCTGATTGACAATCTATCGAAGATTGCTTCGATGATTGCTTTTGCAAAAGCGTAGATACCTTTATCAAGCATTATCCTTACTATCTTTTGCTAGAATAAGTCCAATACCTGCTATAACTGCTGCTACGGCACTTGCAAAGTCTGGATTGGTGGCAGCATCCCCGTCGAACCAAGCGGTAAGAAGTGCTCCAACTGCTACCAAAATTGCGCCAATGCCTGCGATAGTTGTGTTTTTATCTTTCATAATGTCTCCTATTCATTCCAATTGATTTGCTTCTGGATCTGCTTTACATCGGTTTCGATGCGCTGAACATCAGCTTCTATTCTATCCATGCGAGCACTTTGTGCTGCAAGTAATGCCTCTATTCGTGCTACAGATGTCTTGATATCACCAAGATAGATTCCAAGTTTCCATCCAAGTCCAACCAGTGTAACAATTATACCAATTCCTACTGATATTAGATTCAAATCCATTTGTTACCTTTCTGAAGCAAAATCAATTATCACACCAAGATAATCAAGATTTATAGTGCGACTGTTTGTTCCTGAACTATTCTTTCTGATGGTGGCAGTTGGTGCTGCTGCTTGTGAAGAACCAAATGGTAATGATGCTGATATTGTGCTGTTTACCAATGCTCCATTGATATACCAATCCACTTGCTGCAGGGTAGAAGTTCCAAGATAATAGATAACAATTCTCAAGTTATACCAACTATTGGCAACTACAGCAGTTCCAGTATCATAAGTTGCTACAGTTGTGCTATTTCCATATGCAGAGCAAGTCCAGTTTCCACTGTTAGCTGAATGCGTATAGTAGAAGAATATACCGTTGGATGGTGCTGCCGTGGTTCTGCTATTTGCAAAACCAAATTGGACATAGAATGGATCGGTGGCATTTGACAGGGTTGGTATTTGAACAATTGCTTCGTAGGTGTATTTATGAACACCAAAGATACAGTTTGCCGTGACGCTTTGATATCCAAGTCCAGCATATCCTGTTGTTGTTGTTCCTGTTTGTATTTGGCAGATGCCAGGATGTCCTTCTATATTTGTGACTGCTGTGGTAGATGTAAGAGCACCAGTTCCTGATGTAAATGCTGTGTATTCACCAGTGTTTAGTATGAAGTCATTCTGTGTTCGGCAGCGGTAGGATCCAAGATATGGATGTTCATAGGACCAAACATTATTCTTTACAATTGGTCTAGCATATGTTCCAACTGCTGAATTTGCTGCTGACAGTAAAGGTGCTTTATCACCACTCCAAGTTGTTCCATTGCTGACTGGAACTTGTCCGTTGGTGAAATTAGGTGCGTCAGGGAAAGTCCCAGTAGAAGCAGCTCCTGCAATCCATTGAGATGTTCCACTATCGTATTTTAGAAAATCACCATTCGATGGTGTGGCATTTACATTTGTAAGATCATTGAGAACTGCTGGAATGGTGGTCGGATCCCATTCTGCACTTGTATTGTTCCAGACAGGTGCTTTACCATCAAATGCTGCTTGTTGTGCGACAACTGGAACAATCTCATCCAATTCGTGACCGTGAACTTTATTTGCAAATGTTTCCGATGACAATTCTCCCCAGACAAGACTGCTAGGTGGGCGAGCAAGCAACAATGTGACAGTCTGTGGAGATGTGAGTGATTCCTGAACATTCGTCAGATCACCTAACTTCATGTTATTTGCAATGTTCTCCTGTCCTGACGCATGGACAAGAATGCCGCCATTATTGGCATTCTTTCTAGTGACAGTTCCAATGTGCTGTGTGTTTGTTCCTTTTGTGGGATATGTGCTAGTCAACCAATTCTTCGTTGTTCCACTTGGAGTCTGTTGATTTGGAGCAAGATATAGTTTTGTTCCAACTGTCCAGTTTGTAACATCTGTATCCACATCCTCAAGCAATCCATGCTGAACCGCATGACCAAATGCATTATTTACCATCTGCTCTGCTGCAAGACCTATTGCTTCTGCATTTGCAGTTGATGGTGCTGCGGCAACTTCCACAACATGGGTTGAACCAACGGAACCAGTTGCATATACTGGCATTCCTTTTTCAATTGTAGTGCCAGATGTATTCTTTACTTCTACAGCAAGAGTTCCAAGAAGCTCCCCATGAAATGTTGGTGCAGTAACAATACCACCAACGGTCAAGTCGTTTGTCACAGTGACATCATCTGGCAATCCAATTACTAGATTGTTGAATGCATCCGAAGTGATTTCGATTTCATTTAAAGTTCCAGTTGCAGAGACATTGGTTGTGATGATATCGCCAGTGATTGTGCTTTGTGGACTTACAGTAAGATAGATTGGAGTATCTGGAAGACCAAGACGCTTTACAGAAAACAACTGCTCATCTGGTTGGATGATGCGGATGCTTATTGGGGTAATGGGAAGTATTTTTAGGTTGATATCGGACATATTAACTCTGCAATGTTACGATTTCTGGACTTACTCTTACTTCACCATTCAACAAAGTGGTGACTGAATATGGAGATATTGTCTTTATTTGGTAGTCATAACGATAGACCTTTTTCGCATCCAATGCTCCAGTTACTGTTGGCGAAAGCACCATTAGCACGGTCGTGATCTGATTACCTGGGTCATAGCTAACTGTAATTCCAGAGGATGAAGTCTTCTGAACCAGAATTGTCAGGTCATCGAAGTTTTCCTTCATCTGGAACTCGTGAAACCATCCACCATTTGCATAATCCCACATTCCATCCATTTGGAACTGAAGGGTGTAGGTATCGCCTTGAAAAATGTCTAGATCGTAATTTGCTGGCATATTGTTTCCTTTAGCATGTTCCTGACAATGCTTGAGTATTGATTATGAGATAATGAAATTCACCATTATCGCCTCTATTCGCCATTGCGATAACAGGAGTTCCATCTGGAATAGGAACTGGATCGACTGTTGCTGGCAGATTTGAAAGACTTACTCCATAAGCTGCATGGGTTGATGTATTTCCTATTTCACTTATAGAATAAGCATCATATGCAATGCTTGGAGATGGTGCAACATCATGTCTTTCAACTATGGTTCCATAATCTACACTTGCAGGATCAGTCACCATTAGAGCAGGAGTTATCTGGTATTTATACTTGAACAAAGCTCCATCCAGTGTTTCATGGGATAAAACAAGTGCAAGAAGAAGTTCCTGCTTCTGGACATAGCGAGGAGCAGTTAATTTCCTCTCTAAATCCTTTGAGCGTTTGATATGTAGTTGATCTCTATTCATACTGGTTCTGGTGGTGGATCGACACCGCCCCCTCCACCGCCACCGCCACCAGCGGTGCAAGCGTTGGCAAGCATTCCTCTATTTGCAGGATCGGCATTATAAAGTTTCCACCAACCCTCTTGAATCAATTCCCACTTCTGGGGATTATCCTGCCAAATTGTGGTGAAATCAATTTCATCTCTTTGTGGACGCACCCAAATGACGGTATCAGCTTCTCCATTGTCATCCAGATCAATCTCACCATCTGGAGAGAACTTTGGAATCTGTGAGTGCTCGTAATAGTGATCATACACAAAATCAAATACAACCTCGTAGAAGTTGTGCTCAAGGGGTTGGAATGCAACGGAATCGCACCAGATCTGACCTTGAGTAAAACCAAGGAAGTCAGTGCTGTTTCTCTTTCCGATTACAGATTGGAATTGAGTCATCGTGTCCGTGATTCCTTCCACGGTATTAGTGGTATCCTGAACTACACGAATTCTGAATCTGAATTGAGGAACATCAGCAGGAATTCCTGGGTTGTTAGCACCGACACCAGAAGGATTTACGGGACCACCACCCATATCAACGCCAGTCCAATCGGAAGTTGCTGGTGGTCTTTCTGATGCGTTCGCCCAATCAAATCTGCGAAGAATATTAGTCTGACGGAATGATGAAGAACCTTCAACGGAAACTGGAAGATCAAGAGTGATATCTTGAACAGAGAAAGGACATGGAACTGGAGGTAAATGATACAGGGTATTGAAGGTAAGTGAAATTGCAACAGTTCCTATTGCAGCGGTTTGAACCGTATAATCTCGCAACCTTGCCTCTGTTTCCCAAAGAGATCCACATCTTGGCATTCCACCTAGCAATTGATCAAAGCTAGTTCCAATTGGTGGAATTACTCCATCTTGAATCATTTTTGCAAGATCATCACCATAAGGAAGCAGACCTTGAACATTCTGAACCCATTTGGATTGATCGTTTGGATTTGAAGTTACAGATGTGCAATCCATTCGTGAGACTTGAAGTTCAACGGCAATCTCGTTGGCATTTCCAATATCCGCTTGTCTAACGACAATGCTCTTTATCACTACCCAATAACATCCATATGAACCATTGATTGCTGTTCCATTATATTCATCTCTTGTAAGTGGAGTAAATGCTGGTGGTTCTGGAAGGGTTGTTGCGACAGGAGGAACTACTCCATTTGGGTCTGTGGTCATATACTATTCCTTTCAGCTGCTCTTGCTGCTCTTTTCTGTTTTCTAAACAATTCCTTCTTTTCAGCATCGGTTCCGAAGTTTCTGATCTTGAATTCCTGCAGTCTCTGTGAACCGTATTGCCATGCATTAGGAGACAGAGTTTCTGGAGCAGTCATGACATCCCACCCCGTTGCCAAATAGTCCATTGCGACATCAACACCAGTTCCACGCCATTGTGCCATCAACCGCTGCCAATATCCACCAGGTTGTGGTGTTGCAGTTTGCCAGTTTCTTTGAAAGGCAAGTGCATTTTCCTGTAATGATCCACCAAGATATCCTGCTGCCATTGATTGAGTGTTTGATGACATGTTCTTGGAATAATTGGCAAAGTAAGTTCCCATTTCCCCAAGTTTTCTTCCTGCAATGCCAAGTGGAATTCCCAATCCCATTGCACCAAGACTCATGCCACCCAGTCCGCCAACAAGTCTACCCAGTGCGGGAGAGGTGGCAGCAAGTTGACTTCCCATGACTGCAAATCTATTTAGACCATCTGGTGGAGGTGGAATGTTCATCCATCCTCCTGCGGTATATGCACTTGCACCAGCAGCACTACCACCAGCACCAGTCAATTGTCTATTTCTTCCTGCTCTAGATGGTCTATTATTTGGGGAAAATCCACCACCAGCAGGACCACCATGTATTTTTTCAGAATATGCAGATGCTTGCTCACTACTCATTCCAAAGAAGGTATATTCTGATGTTTCTTCAGATGCACCCATTGAAGATAGTCCAGCTCCCATTGTCTTTCCCCAATTGGTTCCACCCCAATAAGAAACTGGTCTTACCAAATAAGGATATCCAGCACCACCACCAGATCTCTTTGTCTTCTTTATCTTCATTCCAACCATCTGTTGGCGAGACATGGTTGCAAACTGTCTTTCTATTACAGATCCAAGATAACTTGCTTGCATACCTCCAGCAATACCACCAGAAGCTGCTGCTGCTGCAAAAGCACTTCCCATGCCACCGCCACCACCGATGCCGTTTCCTACAAAACCGCCACCGCCTCCTACTCCACCGATGGTTTGACCACGACCAAGACCAGATCCAGAGATCTTACCCTGTGCGTTTTTAAGTTGTGCATCAAGTCCCGCTGTGTCGATTACAACGGGGATACGAATTGGAGCAAGTTCACCTTTCGCCATGTAGACCTCTTATTACTTCCTGTATTGCTTTTGCTATTAGATTATCCAGTTCATTATATCTGGGATAGACTTTGGAGATGAATCTTGTTTCGTATATCTTGTTACCAACTATACGATACATTCCCTTTCTCCATCCTTTACCCTTTCGTCCATGTTCTCTACCCTTGGGGAATGGACGCCATCCCCGTTCATACATGTGCATTCTCCAACCTGGATTCCTTATGTTGGAGGGATCAGTCTTGCTTCCTGTTCCTTTTAGAACTCCAATTTTGCTGTGGAGTAGTGTTCCTCTTTTTTGGGAAATCACCAGTTGCTTTACTGATTTCTTCATGTTCTTGGTTTTCCAAGTCATGTTGTTTTTGATTTCCCCAACCACTGACTTTCCCCAAGTTCGGAGTATCTTTCGAAATGGTTTTCTGATCTTTGACGGCAGCTTTTTGAAGTCTTTCTCTAATCCACGCAAGTCTGCCTTCTTTATCGTTACTGCCATTGATCTTACTCCTTATCTTGTTCCAGTCTGGAATATCAAGTATATGATTGACATATACGACAGAAATCTGACTTATATCCGTGCTGATCATGGTCATCGCAGCATTTAGCACGCTTCTTGCCGCTGGAGTCAGGAACGCCCTTCACCATATAACTCCTCAATCTTGGTAAATATCTCATTCACAAGTTTTCCATCGGCATTCTTTACTTCCTCTGGATTATTGAAGAATGGTTTACCATTATCCATCAGGTGCTTATACACAAGAAGAAATGGAACCTCTGTTGGTTTTTCCTTTGCAATTTCGATCACTTCCACAAGATCCAATGCGGATGGTCTTCGCAATGTGGCAGTGATTCCGTTGGATAACTGAAACTCCGCATCTTTCAGCAATAATGCTTCTCTCAAATTCATGGTATCTCCTATTATCCTCCACCTGGTGCTGGTGCTTCTACTACCTCAAGTAATCCAGTAGCAGTTAGCGAGGTATTATAGTCAATCTGACCAGTGAGAACGAATGTAGCGGATGCTCTGACGATATCGCCAGTTCCACTTACAATATCAAAACTTGTGCAAATTGCATTGCCAGAAATGTAATCCAAAGCACCAGTTGTTCCATTCCAATAGACAACTAAAGCACCAGCAGCTCCTGCTGTCCATATATTTGCAATCAAATCACCGTGTTGTGTATTGGTGAAATACATGTCAAGTGAAACTGAACCAGTGGAAATTCCTGGAATTGAATAAGAATTCTTCTTTCCAATTTCAGTCACATCAAGTGGTGCTCTGACAATTGAAAATGACACGGAACCAACCGCTTCAACGATTTCTGTGTTCCATACGACATATGAGAGGTCTGATGAATAAGGCATTTGTTTTCCTTTTTAAGATACGGTCTTTCTATACCAAAGTTCTGCTGTTGTTCTTGCGATGTAGGGTGCAGATTCATCCCCACTTGAATAGGACGGAGATTCAATGATTGATTCAATCCTATAGACTGCTTCAAACTCATGATCAGCATCCCAAGTCTGTCCAATGCTATCCTTCAGTGCTGTCTCCACTTGATCGTAGATTGTTGCAACACTGGATGCATTCAAATCACATGAAAGAATCTCAAGCATGATCATTTGCGATGATCTTGGGGATGAATCCCTTTGTCCAATTGTCTTGGGTTCCTTCGATGTGATTTCAAAAGTTATGTTTGGAAAGGAAGCACTTTGTTCTGAAATTCCAAATGTGATATTTGCGTCTGCTACTGAAGGAATTCCATCTTGCAAAGCTTCTCTTACTGCTTTTTCAATGCTCATACTACTTCCTCACATTCAATGATCATCACACGATCCTTTTCAGATCCATTTGTAATGGAGACAATCTTGAGCATTTTCCCCTTTACTTCAAGTCTATCAGTTGGAAGAATATAGTCCTTTACGGTATCCCATCTGGTTCTTACTTCATAGGAAGTCGTCACATATGTTCCGTTTCCATAGGTTCCTTCGCTACTGCTTCCTTCTTGAAGCGAGCATCTGAAGTATCTGCTGGTTCCAGTATAGAATTTCTGTCTAGTTCCTAGATCATCAAAGTCTGTCTCCCTGAAGATTCTTGCCTTCCATTTCATTGAACCAGCACTTATCATTCAAGATCTCCTTGAACCTTATACTGATCCAAAATGAATTGAGCAGAAAGAGGAACAGTTGAAAGACCAATTGGTTGAACAGCTTCTGGATTATTATACCATGATCCAACCATGCTGATCACAAGTTGTTCGATTGATTTATCGAACAATATCATGCCGCATTTATACTCAACCTCAACGAATGTTCCTTCCTTTATCGAAGGATATTCAAGAAAATTGATGAATATCGATGGTTCACATGTTCTATCGATGAAGTAATCAGTTGCTGCCATCGTCTGGACAGTTCCAGATGAATCGGTGTATTTCACACTATTTATCTCATGAAAAGGAACTCCAGTGAGTCTTGTTCTCATGAAATAAGGTAGATACTGTGTCTTCTTTGAGACATACATCAACATGCCAGTATATTTGCCAATAAGATCTACCACGGCATCACGAAGTCGAAGCAATTCGTTATCATCGTAATCGTATTCAATCTTTAACGATTTCTTAAGTTGTGAAAGTGTAACGCTCATTTATACTCCTATTGGCGGGAAAAGAGACTGGTGGGTTTCCCCACCAATCCCCAGAAAAGAGAGAAGAAAATCAGAGGATCAATACTGCGCCAGCATCCACATTGGTGACTACCCCGTACGTGCGATGAGAGACAACAACACGGGTAGTTAGCGAAGTTGATAAACCGTATGGATCAATCATTACTTCAACGCCACCATTACGATCAAAGATCTCATAGTAGTTTGGATTGAAGAATGCCATGAACTTGGCATTGTTTGCAGCAGGAGATGCGATTGACTGGTTGATGTAAACAGGGAAACCGTAGATGGTGCTAGGCATTCCGTCACGGACATCACTGTAGCGATCTGGATTCTTCCAGATATAAGAGTTGGTCGTGTCCTTGAGTTTACGAACGGTCTTTGCTACAGTATCGTTCATCATATAGACGCAACCGTTGCGATACTGTGGTTTCACAGTATGAGCAAGGTCGATCAAGTCATCAGAAGCACCGTTGTTGCTCTTTGCTGCCCAGGCGGCAAGAGTGTATGTGGTGACACCAGTATCTACTGTGGTTGTGAAACCAGCAAGGATTCCAGGCATATTACCAGAGGTTCCTGCTCCGTTGGTGTATTCGTCATCCAGCTTGTTGGCAAGACTTTCACCTGCCTTGCGAGCGATGTAATCAAGACCACCAATAGCATCGGTAGCGTATTGCTTGCTGACGGGAATGTAGCAAGCATAGGTGAGGTCAAGCACATCAATATTGCTGACGGCAAATGCGTCATCAGTAGTGATTGCAGCACCTTCAGTTACCTTGTAGGAAGTTGGAAGTGCTCCACCGATGACAATCTTCTGATCACCAAGAACATTGCGAACTGGGCAAACAGTGCGAACGACATTGAACTGATTTAGTTTTTCAACAATGCGGTTCTGCCACATGACTGGAACAGATGAGTTCACCTGTGAATCAGTGGTGAATACACCGCTGTGAGCACGCTCGGACATGACACGCTCAAGAGCAACACGGTTGCCGCTGAACAATGCTTCACCGAAACGCTTGGCATATTCGTTGTCAGAATCTCCACCCTTGACTGCGCCACGGGTGTCAAACTCTGGTTTGGCGAGTTCAGCTTCACGCTTGGCGTGCTTTTCAGCAATCTGTGAACGGGAGAGTTCGGATTCAACCTGATCAAGGTCTTTCTCAAGACGCTCGACGCTTTCCTTGAGAAGGGAATTCGCACGAACATCAAACTCGTTGGTTGGACGCTTGTTATCAGCTTCCCACTTATCCAGTGCCTGACGAAGATCGTAAGTTAGTTTGTTACGCTTTTCAAAAAGTTCTTTACTCATAGTGTGTTTGTCTTTCTGCGGATGAGGTTTATCCGCTTATTGTTAATTTCCTGCATGATGCCACGAAGTTTTGAAGAAGTCTGCTCATAGGCGGCATCAACTACAATGCTGACTTCATATAATCTTCCCTTTTCTACTGTTTTTCTGTCTTTTCCTCTCCAATTTTCTTCGCTTGGGATGAAACCAAAGCTCATTTCGCCCGTGAGAACACCACGGTTTAACAGTTCCTTTACATCGTTTCCAAGGGTTGTATTGGGCAAATCTGCTTCAAAATACACCCCTTTTTCATCCGATTTGAGTCTCAAAGAACCGTTTTCAGTGCGTGCGAGTGGCATTCCGCTTTGATGATTGAAATATAACTTGATATCATCGTTCTTTATGCTCTCGTCAAACGCACCTCTTGCGATCTGCTCAATAAAGGTTCTGCCACGCTCTGTAATCCACACAGAATCTACATTGTAGACGATTGCGTATCCACTCAAGGTATTTCCCTCTGTCGTGAATTTATCAGCTGCTTGGCGTGTTTCCATTATTGTCTCCTTCCGCAGTTCCATTGCTTGTATCAATTCCTGCATTGCTGGTTCCCCCACCCATTCCCATGTTTTTGGCGATTATGAATTCATCCAGACCTTCTTCGTCATCGTAATCCAATATCGCTCTTGCTTCGTTTCTACTGATAATTCCTGCTTCAACTCCTACACGGAGAGCAGAGAATGTTTCCGCAAGCGATGGACGAATGATCATATCTGTATCAAAAATCGGAGATTCACCTAACTTCAATTCAAATTCTGCTTTCCAACTTTCAAACCAGTGACTCAAACATCCATCCAAATACATTCTACTCAACCATTCCATTGTTCCATAGGTATTTGTGCTTTCCCCAAGGTAGCTTGGTGGAACACCGAATATTCTTGAAACATCTGCAATGGATAGTGATTTTGCCTTGCTAAATGCATCGGTTTCAAACATGGAGGAGATCTTCTCGACTCTCATGTTCTCACTAATAACAATGGGTTTTGATGCATTTGCAGAACCGCTGTGGTTCTTCATGTAATCTGCTTGAATTGCCTGACGAGCAGCAATATTGAGTTGATTTGGTGAGATAAGCACCAGTTTTGGCACTCCTCCTGCGTTCATCACCATATCAAAGGTGGCATTTTCCTGTCCTATTGCAATGGAAAGACTTGTCTGACATAGGTTTACTGGAGAAGATGCCCACAATCCTTCAAGCAAACTTGCCTTGATATGAAGGATATTCTCGGGTAAAACCTTACCATATTCCTGTGTAATATAGACGGGATCGGGACCAGTCACATCCAGAGATACACTTCCAACGCTCAAAGGCATCAATTCATAGATGCTTCCGTTCTTTCTGCGGTTGATTAATGCAAAAGAATTGCCGTAAAGAACAGCTTGCTGTGTCATTGAGCGTCTAAAGTCATATCCACTCTGAAATCGATTCGGTCTACTCCAGATTCGCTCAAGATCGGGATTTTCAAATGAAGCAGGGGTTCTTCCTACATCATTGCTGATCAAAGTTGCCGCTCTGTATACGGGAGTGTATCCAAGAACATTAGTTGGTGTTGCAAAGGGAGTTGCACTGTAACTGGATGGAAAATACACAGATGGAACCGTGTTCCATCCGAACCATCCCCTGATACTGTTGTTTAGTCTTTCAATTATTGCCAAGGATTTGCTCCGCTTCTATTTCGTAAATGCTCTGGGTTTTACCTCCCCATGCATGGGTTGCCATGATCGTGGCAACCAAGGGGTCAATTATACAATATTCTCGACTCTTCACGGGTCTTACATTTCCATTGATATCAACCTTTGCGTGTGCTTCTGCACATGCTCTGCGAAGAATTGGATCATCGGGAATGATAAACTGCTTTCCTGCCCACAGGTTTTGGAAGAGTGCGCACCCTGGACCAAAAACAGAGATTGCCATTCTATATTTCACCAGAGGAACGCCTTCTGCCACCAACTGTTCCGCAAGATACTGACTTCCCCATGAGTCAAAAGCTATCTGCCTGACATCATAATCCCTGCAAGCTTCCTGAATTGCCTTCTTAATGGCATCGTAGGAGATCTCCCTACCTGGGGTTGTCTCCAATTTACCCTGCTTTTCCCATGTTCTAACAGGTATTCTATAGTCAAGTTCTCTTTGAGGAAGTCCTTCTCGGGGAAACCAATACCTTCCCTTGACCAGTATTTTATTACCTTCTAGTGGGAATATAAGCACAAAAGCAGTCATGTCTCCTGATTTGGAGAGATCCAATCCACCCCAACATGGTTTCCCTTTGAGACTTTCCATGTCGAACTTCTCGTTCTTCATCTCGTCCCAAATGGACATGTCCAACCATCCCCCACTATTCTCGTCAAAGCGTGAACCGTGGAATCTGCTGAATTCCGCTCTTCCCATAGGCGATTGAGACATTGTTTTCCATGCTCGACGCAGAGAAGCAATATCAGGTTGCCCCTTTGTCATCCCAGGATTAGCTTTGATCCATTGTCGCTCATCGTCTAGCTGATCGGCATTATCCAGTCCGTAGAGCATTGCAAAGATCGTATCGTCGTTTGCTATCTCCCCAGACAGAATACCTTCACAGGTTTTGATCAATTCCATGTAGATATTCTCTGGATTTGATCCTGGGGTTGAAATGATGACACCAGTGGATTCGGTTCTCTTTGCACCAGTGGTTGTCAACTTTGTAAGGAATCTCCCTTTAAATTCACTTGCTTCATCTCCTACCCAGCAGCTTGGTGAAAGTCCATCCAAACTTCGCTCTAAAGCAGGAAGCGGAGTTATAAGGGAGTCGGCATCGTCACGGTCAATGGACATATGCCTAATAGTAATGTCGTGTTTGTCCTTTGGAAGACGAATGATCATGGTCTTGCAAGTATCAAAGATGATGCTCGCTTGCTCCAGATTGTTTGCAATAATGTGTCCTCGTCTTCCCATTCCTGTGGTGAGATCATATAAAAGCAAACCACTCATCAAGGTGCTTTTTCCATTTCCCCTTCCGATCTGCACTATGGAAAGCTTAAACCTCTTCTTCTTGGTGTCGCTCCATTTCCAGCAGATGATATTTCCAACTACGAACAATTGCCAATCATGAAGTTCAAAAGGTTTTCCCGTCCACTCACCAACCAAGGATAGTTGGGAATAAAAGTCATTAAGGACTGCTGCTTCCTCCCAATCAAAATAAATATCAGTTCTTTCCAGATCATTCAGGAATCTTTTGATAGCAGCGTAAATCCACCTGTTGGTAACGATGCTTCCAGCATCCACCGCTTGCGCATATTCCATGATTCTCTGTCTGATAATTTCAATTTGTTCGGTGGTGACTTTAGGGAGCTTATTGTCATCTTGACCCATCTCAAAATCCTGCACAGGGGTCGTAAACGGTCGTTTGAGGAGCGTTTTGCTCCATAAAAACCCCTCTGGCAGCGTCAGAATGCGGTTCAGGGGTGTGCAAAATCTTGCCGTGTCCTCTGCTGACACCAAAGGGGGTGGCATTTTCAAATCTTACCCCCCCAACGATATTATTGGAACATTCTCCGTTGATTCCAGCAGGAGGAGGTTGAATAGCAGTATCTGAACCCTTGATCATCTGATAAGGGACGCAGCAATCGTCAGCATCAGCTAATACAAACTCTTTATAGTCATTCAACTCGTCAACTAATACATCAATGAGTGCGTGTGCTGCTTCGAGTGTGCTTGGATAGTTTATGATTTTGACTTTCTTCATCTTTCCTACTTTCTATTAATGCCTCTATCATCTGTTCTGTGATATCACCAGTTCTATCTGGTGTTGGATGCTTTCTCCAATACTTTACATTGCGCTTCCAATTCTCATGGTTGTAAGAATATGGGGTAATACCTCGCAATGGCATTCTATTCTCCAAATCCATGCTCCTTTGCGTGGCAAAATGAACACAGTGTCATGAGATTATTCCAGTCATAGATCTTTTTATGATCAACATGACGGGGAATGATGTGGTGGACTTCTTCACCTAGCAATCCACACCGCTCGCACCAAGGTCTTTCTCGCAGATAAGCTCTTCTCAACCTCCACCAACGCCATCCATTCTTGCGGTCATCCCTGATATCAGGTTGCCTTGGATGGAGTTCTGGTGCATTGTATGATGGATCGAATGATGGAATCATTTTGAATACATCCATGTAGTAATGGTGTGCATGATGATTCCAAATATCATTGCACTGGTAACAACGACGCAGAAGGTTGTATAGAATTCTGCAGCAATCTCCAATACCTTTCTTACCTTCAAATCCAGTATGCTCATGTCTTTCTCCTCTTTGCTTTTGGTCTTGATATGGAAAAATCACGATTCTGAACGGCATTTCCTATTCTTGCAGAACATGCTAGGTAGTAGGAATCAGCGATATCATGGATGGGACTTATGGGTTTATCAGTTGGTTTTTTGCCAAAGGATCCCATGATATCGTGTCCCGTGTCTATCGCATATGCTGCTACCATCATTCTCTTATCAGCTGCTCCTGAACCGCTGGCACACTTCTTGATGGAAGATGGTGAATAGAGATCATAGGTGATTGAATTCTTATAGAGATAATATTTCAGGAGTCCCATATTCTCTGCCAGCATTGTGAGGGAATTCCAGTTTCTGCTGAATGCGTATCCTTCAATTCCCACATGCTTCACCTTGTGCTGATTCAGGATTTTGATTACCCATTCGCTGATACTCTCATACCGCTCACCATCACTCCCAAATGCACCAAAGAGTTCTCCATGCATGTTTCCCCTGCTTCCTATTAATGATTTCTTATCTGTGAGA